TACTCGCCTATCTTCTTCATGCGTACTTTTGCCTCCTTATCTTGTGCGCTAGGCGTGCCACATCTGCCTGTGTCTTGCCTTTGCGTAACTTGCCTGACTTGGTGCGTAGTCGCTTGTTGGCCTCGCGCATAGCCCTGCCCATGCCCTTTGCAGCCTTACCCGCCTTTTTCCTTGCTGGTCTGGTTGCTCGCTCAACTTTGCGGGCTGCTTTGCCAACTCTTTCCACATTATCTGCGGTTCGCTCTATCAGTCGAAGATACTCCTCTACCGACATCCTGACTTCAGGCACCAGGATCACCTATTGCTGGCTTAGTGCAAGTGCAGTTGCGCTGGCTTGGGTTGCAGTCTCTAGGGTGCATTCCATAACAATGGATACGACGACGTTGCCGCTGGTAGCAGTTCCGTTACCGTCAATGCCTAGGAACATAGAGTCGACGCCGACCAGGTACCCGTTCTTCCAGTTCTGAGGGGCGATGTCCTGCCTGTCCGTGGTAAAACCGGTTGAGAAGTCTGCTGATGCGCTACCGTCCTCTGCGGTTTGTGCGTTGTAGAGTGCCAGAGAACCTGACGCGACTAGAGACTTGTCGTCTGCGTAGACCAGTGCGGCTTGGGACTGGGTACATAGTTGGTATGCGACCTTTAGCGCAGATGCGCCGCTGATAGCGTCTGACACGCCGTCGCTATCTGCAAACTGCACCGCAATGTTGTGTACGCGCAGCAATGTGCTGGACTTGACACCCAGATTGACGAATGACCCTAGGTCAATCTCCTCCTGCGTAAATGTCGTCCCGTTCTGTGTTACTTTTGCTCTAATGTAGAATGAATCACTCTTAGCCATATTAACCAGGATCATAACAAAGTCGGTAATAATGCTTGCCTAGCCCACGGAGGGGGGCTCGCCCCCCCCTCTGGGGGCCAATCTTCATATTCCTCGGGGCTATGGGAGGGATACATATCCCAGCCGACGGGCTACCTCGGGACTATGAATTACTACGAGCAGACGGCGGCGGCGACGCTTCGCGCCGCCATTGCCGCCCCCTGCTAGGGATAATATTAGTGCTACTGTACAATAATATTATATTCCTAGGCCTCTTCGGGTATAATATGTGCAAAAAATGTGGCGCAATTGGAGAATTACTATGCGAATGCGAAGAAGAAGCGATTGAGGATGAGTAAAATGACTGAGAAGTACATCTATTGCCCGTCATGTGCGACTCTAAGCATACACAACAGGGTTACAGGCGATACTGTGGGCTGGTTGTGTCAGGAATGCAACCCTCCTCTGGAGGATTTCTAATGGATGATAATGATCCAGGTTGCCAGAGATGTGGAAGAGGACCTGTTGTTATGTTGGAAAGAAACCTAAATCCAGACGGGCATCCAGTGTGGCAGCGTGCGATAGTCTGCGGTGCTTGCATACTAGACCAATACATCGAGTGGGAATGGGAAGACGTGGAAGAACATCCTGAAGGTGAAACTAATGGCGAAAGTGAATAAAGCATACAGTCTCGATATTGAGACAATTAAGATGATTGAGGTTTTTACCCATGGTGGAATAACATCTAGGTCTGCTTTGGTCAATAGTGCCATCAAGTGGTACATCAGTGGCGACTACGCCGAGTTGGTTGAGGACCACAACAAGTTGAAGGAGCAGTACAACAGGGTTTGTAAGGAACTGTATGGCAACCAGGATCATAGTAAATCTTGGTGGCGACGGTTGCTTGGCCTAAATTAGGGCATTAGCACCCATAGCACCAGTAGCAACGAGCATAGCCAGTATAGCAAACTTCGCCAAATCCAGTAGTTTCGATACCGCTTCCGCTTCTCTTGGGCCAAGGTCGTCCTCGGTCATGCTTGCGACCTGTTCCTTACCATAGCAAGCGCACCTTGACTGTCGGTTATGTCGTATTTCTCAAGTCTAATGAAATAGTTCATCTTGACATTAGAGCCTAGTGCGGGTTCGTCTGCAAGTATGTACAAATCTTCTACTACTAAATTGTCAGGATCTACTAGACTGTATTCTGTACCTAACGAACTAGATGGACCATTTGCATCATAACCAGTGTTTGCCCATGCAATTTCCTCATTGTTGTCCCAGTTCCAGTTAACACCAGTAGCAGCATCATCATCAGTCATTAGTTTCGCAGTAAACAGCCTCAATGAGGTAGAATCCATATCGTGTGGTGCTATCTGAAACTCTACGACTTTGTATGCTGTGTCAAACTTGCCATCAAACAGAATAATTCTGTTAATGCTTAGGTCTGTCTGTATGCTTCCTCTTGTTGTGTACTCGCCTATCTTCTTCATGCGTACTTTTGCCTCCTTATCTTGTGCGCTAGGCGTGCCACATCTGCCTGTGTCTTGCCTTTGCGTAACTTG